AGATCTAGAAGCATGGGTTCAGTCAAAAATTACTAAAGCAGCAGATTATATCGATACTGCAGCAGATTATATTGCAAGCGGAGAAATGGAAGAATCTTTTGGGTATGAGATAGATCCAGAAAAACATAAAAAAACTAAAATGTCATCCGCGGCAAAAAAAATTGATAATATGACAACCGCACAACAAGCACAATTACCACAAAAAGCAAAGAAAGTTGTTGGTGTTACTTTACCCAAATTTGAAGAAACTTTGGTTGATAAAATTACAAGGGAAATATTAGATGAAAAATGTTGGTCAGGTTATAAAAGAAAAAAAGGAACTAAAGAGTTTGATAAAGGTTCTTGCGTAAAAGCAGAAGATGTAACTATTGAAGATGCTGACGGAAATACTTTTGCTGAAGTAGTCGATATTATCAAACCAGAACCAATTAGAGGATTTAAGTCTCAAGTAAGTGAGGTAACAAGACTTCAAGCACAAACTGGAAATGTTATTGCAGTAACTCTTTCTTGGAGAGGAAAATATTATTCACTTAAGATGTTTTTCCCCCAAGTTAAGACTCCATCAAGAAAAGAAATTAATGATGAACTCCAAAAAGTTTATCCTGGATCTGTCGCAATTTACCATTCAGTTTCTGAAATTCAACCAGGACAACCACTCGTCCAAATGTGTGGACCTAGGGGGGGAAGTTCAGCAAAACCTGGACCAAATAAAAATTATGTTAAGACCATGGGAGAAGAAGTTGAGTTGGAAGAAGAAGGTCCCTCTCTGTCTGTAGGTAGAGGAGAAAAACTTCCTGTAAGTAGAGGTGGAGGTCTTACCAAAAAGGGGAGAGAAAAATATAATCGTGCTACGGGATCCAATTTGCAGGCACCAGTAACTGGAGATGTAGAACCAGGAAGCAGAGCAGCAAAACGACGTAAAGCATTTTGCTCTCGCAGTAGAAGTTGGAAAGGAGAAAGAGGATTGGCAGCAAGAAGACGTTGGAAGTGTTAATTTATTCTTATATTTAAAAAATAGAGGTTGATTTATTATCATGTCAAATGATGTTTATTTGGGCAACCCTTTGCTCAAGAAGGCAAATACACCAATCGAATTTACTCAAGATCAAATTATTGAATTTGTTAAGTGTAAAGATGATCCAGTTTATTTTGCAAATAATTATGTAAAAATTGTAACCCTTGATCACGGTCTACAAAATTTTAAACCATATCATTTCCAAGAAAAGTTAATCAATAACTTTCATAATCATAGATTTAATATATGTAAGATGCCACGACAGACTGGTAAGTCTACAACTGTGGTGTCTTTTTTATTGCATTATGCAGTTTTCAACGATAACGTAAATATTGGTATTCTTGCAAACAAAGCAGCAACTGCTAGAGAACTTCTAGACCGTCTTCAGACTGCTTATGAGAATCTACCAAAGTGGATGCAACAAGGTATCATATCTTGGAACAAAGGTTCTCTAGAACTTGAGAATGGTTCAAAGATTTTAGCGGCATCCACTTCTGCATCTGCTGTTCGAGGAATGTCTTTTAACATTCTATTCTTGGACGAATTTGCATTCGTTCCAAATCATATCGCAGATTCATTCTTTGCATCTGTTTATCCCACTATTACTTCTGGTAAACAAACCAAAGTTATTATAGTTTCTACACCACACGGTATGAATCATTTCTACCGAATGTGGCATGATGCTGAAAAGGGTAAGAATGAATATGTCTTTACTGACGTTCATTGGAGTGAAGTTCCGGGAAGAGACGAGGAATGGAAAAAACAAACTATTGCCAACACTTCCGATCAACAGTTTAAAGTTGAGTTTGAATGCGAATTCTTGGGTTCTGTTGATACTCTTATTGCACCATCCAAACTTAGAACGCTCGTCTACGATGCCCCTAAGACACGTAGCGCAGGTTTAGATGTTTATGTTGATCCAGAGGACAATCACGATTATCTAATCACTGTAGACGTTGCTAGAGGCGTAGGAAATGACTATTCTGCATTTACTATTGTGGACATTACACAGTTTCCTCATAAAATAGTTGGAAAATATAGAAATAATGAAATCAAACCAATGCTCTTTCCCAGTATAATTCAGGAAACAGCAACTGCATATAATAATGCTTATATTTTATGTGAGGTTAATGATGTTGGAGACCAAGTAGCAAGCATTCTTCAATATGATTTAGAATATAATAATTTGCTAATGTGTTCTATGAGAGGTAGAGCAGGTCAAATCGTTGGACAAGGTTTTTCTGGAAAGAAAACTCAACTTGGCGTTAAGATGTCAAAAACTGTCAAAAAAGTTGGGTGCTTAAATCTTAAAACAATGATTGAAGAAAGTAAGTTAATATTAAACGATTATGAGATTATTAGTGAACTTACTACATTTATCCAAAAACACAATTCATTTGAAGCAGAGGAAGGGTGCAATGATGATCTTGCAATGTGCTTAGTAATATATGCTTGGTTAGTTGCTCAGGATTATTTCAAAGAGCTTACGGATCAAGATGTTAGAAAAAGATTATATGAAGAGCAAAAAAACCAAATAGAACAAGACATGTCACCATTTGGTTTTATTTCTGACGGATTAGATAATAGCAGTTTTTTAGATGTCGATGGTGATCGATGGTATGTCGATGAATATGGAGATCGCGCTTATATGTGGGAATACATGTAAATGGATTTAGATAAGCAGATAAAACTTGGACATTTGCTATTAGCAGATAGAAAATGTAGAGTCTGTGGTGAAACAAAAAACTTAATAGATGCATTTTATAGAACAAGAAAAGATCGTGGTCCAGTTGCATCTTCTTACTCTTATGAGTGCAAAGAGTGTACTATAAAAAGAATTATTGAACGTAAAAAAGACACACCCCTAGCGATAAACTGGGAATATCCTGATTGGTAGATATTCACGTCAGGTTTCCCCTGTGTAAAGTATCTTTTTAATAAATATTTTTTAGATAAACTGAGATTTCACGGAGAAAAAAATGGCGACTCCTCAATTATCTCCAGGCGTACTCGTCAGGGAAGTTGATTTAACTGTAGGAAGAGCTGATAATGTTTTAGATAATATTGGCGCAATCGCTGGGCCCTTCCCAATTGGACCTGTTGATTTTCCAATTGATATTGCAACTGAACAGGATTTAATCAATACTTTTGGCAAACCAATTTCAACGGACTCCCAGTATGAGTACTGGATGAGTGCTTCATCATACCTTTCATATGGCGGCGTACTTAAGGTAGTTAGAACTGGTGGTTCAACCTTAAATAACGCAAATGCAGGAGTTGGTGCTGCATCGACATCATCTTTAGATATTGACAATTATGATGATTATATTAATAATCATTCAGATGGAAATAACTTCACTTTTGCAGCAAAGAATCCAGGATCTTGGGCAAACAATCTAAAGGTATGCGTTATTGATGATTTAGGAGATCAAATCATTGGCGTTAATACTACCAACGTCGGTGCTCTTGGCGCTCAAATTGGATTTGGTGTTACCACACCTCTCACTTCAGTAACTTTACCTGGTGCAGGTTCTACCTCATCATTTACCGGTTATCTCAAGGGTATCATTACAGGCATCACTACAGATGCAACTAGCAGCAACAGCACCATTACCGTAAAGGTAACTTCAAGAGTTTCTTCAACTGGAACTGAAACTCAAATTAATTATGCTGAAGGTACTTCTTTTGCAGCATTTGCAGCAACTCAGACTGTTAACTTTATAAATTCATCAGGTGCTTCCGCTGGAACTGCAACTGTCGATTCTGTTTCTGATTGGTACAATCAACAAACTCTTGGATTAACCAATACTACAATCTATTGGAAGTCTATTGCACCTAAACCTGCAACAAATAGATATTCCTTAGATAGAAATGGAAAGAATGATGCTATTCACGTTGTTGTAGTTGATGATCTTGGAACAATTACTGGAAACCAAGGAACTATTCTTGAAAAGCACGTAAGTCTTTCTAAGGCTCTTGATTCTATTTCTGCGGTTAATTCTCCACAGAAAATTTGGTATGAACAATATCTTGCAGATTTTTCATCACAAGTTTATGCTGGCGGAAATCCATCAAGTGCTGCAGATGCTTACTGGGGTACTGCACCAAGAGCAACTGGATTTACCACATATTCTGGCGTTCCTTCTGCTTCCTTTACACCAATCTCCACTGCAAGTGGTCTTTGGGGTTCCAATGCTCAGGACGTAACCTTTAATGCAATTGGAAATAAAACCTACACCTTATCTGGTGGTGTTGATTATTCCGCTTCTGGTGGGATGAAGGCAACGCTTGGGGACTTGATCACTTCTTACGATAAGTTCTCCAATAAGGATGAAATTCAAGTAGACTACTTAATCATGGGTCCTGGCATGGACAATGTTGCAGATTCTCAAGCAAAAGCAAGTTATCTAATTTCTCTTGCAGAGCAAAGAAAGGATTGTGTAGCAACTGTTGGACCTCATAAATCTGATCTGGTTGGTGTTACTAACACTACAACTCAGACAAACAATCTTGTTAAGTATTTTAGTTCTCTACCATCCTCTTCATACGCAATCTTTGATAGTGGATACAAGTACACCTACGACAGATTCAACAATAAATTTGTCTATGTTCCTTGTAACGCAGACGTTGCGGGTCTAATGTGCCGCACCAATATTGTTGCATATCCTTGGTTCTCTCCTGCCGGTCAGCAGAGAGGCATTATCAATAATGCAATCAAACTTGCATATAATCCAAATAAAGCACAGAGAGATCAACTTTACCCACAAAGAGTTAACGCAATTGTAACTCAACCTGGTATTGGTACTCTCCTGTTTGGTGACAAAACTGCTCTTGGTTACGCATCTGCATTTGATAGAATCAATGTTCGTCGCTTGTTCCTCACTATTGAGCAAGCACTCCAAAGAGCTGCTCAGGCACAACTCTTTGAATTGAACGATGAACTGACAAGAGCAAACTTTAAGAACATTGTTGAACCTTATCTACGTGATGTTCAGGCAAAGAGAGGTCTCTATGGATTCCTTGTAGTCTGTGACACAACTAATAACACTCCTGACGTTATTGATAATAATGAGTTTAGAGCGGACATCTTCCTGAAGCCCGCCAAGTCTATTAATTATGTAACTCTTACCTTTGTTGCAACCCGCACAGGCGTAAGTTTTGAAGAAGTTGCAGGTACTGTTTGATCATTATTCAATAAATAACCTTAAGGAGGTAACGAATCGTGGCAAGACTCAAGACAATCTCTCAATTTAAAAGTGCTTTAAGTGGTGGTGGTGCTCGTCCCAATCTATTTGAAGTTGAGTTAACAACTTTCCCAGCTGGAATTTCCTGGGATGCAGATAAATTCAAATATCTTTGCAAAGCAGCCGCACTTCCAGCATCAAATATTTCGCCAATTGATGTTCCTTTTAGAGGAAGAATTTTTAAAGTTGCTGGTGACAGAACAATTGATACTTGGACGGTAACCATTATCAATGATGAAGACTTCAAACTCAGAAGAGCATTTGAAGCATGGACTGAACTAATTGCAAAACTTGATAACAACTTGGGTGCAACTCAACCAGCTGCATATATGAGTAATGCAACCGTTTATCAACTTGGAAGAGGTGCTCAAATAAACAGCACCACTAACGCTGGATCTGATAGTTCAATTCTAGCTGCGTATAATTTCGTTGATATTTTCCCAACGTCAGTTTCAAACATTGATCTTTCGTATGATAGTGGC